AAACTGCCGGAGTTGAGGATTTAACTGATTCTAATCCCATTACTTTTAATCTGGGTTTAGCATACTGTACACCTTCACTATTATGAACGTTCATAATATAATGCTTCTTACCAGTCCAAACTGCTTTGTCTGCAAGAACTTCTCTAGACATATTCATTTTTTGTTCAAATGCATTCATATATACATGTAATCTATTAAATGAATCATTTATACAATCTTGTATTTTCGTTTCACATACCTTATCTAAAAATTTAATAATTTTTTCTTTATCACTTGTATCAGTAAAAACAGATTTAACCAATTTATCTAAACAAATATAAATTGAATCAGTATCAGCGGCTATAATATAATCCTTATTTTCTGTCTTTAGAATTTTATTCAAATAACTATTAACATCATTCTCAACCCATCTAATTGAAAGTTGACCCCCCGTTGTAATAGCCGTTGCTTGTCTCTCATCATAAAATCTAAAATATTGGTTACCCAAAGCACCATAAGCAGAATTGAGTTGAATCTTTCTCGCCATCTGCATGTTATTCAATCTTGAAACCTCTTTAATAAGTCGTAATCTATCCAAACCATCGGTTTCTATTTCTAATTGTTGTTGTGCCCTGAGCATATCTTTTTTAAACTTTTTTCGTTCTGCATACATTCTTTCCATCATTTCTGGAAGAAATCCTTGATGTTCATTTGAAAAATGAAATCCATTAGCTCCTACACATATATCTTCGGTTTTAGCATAATCAGTACTAATTTCTTGATTTAAAAGTTTTTCAACTGATAATGATTTTTGAGGAAAGTCTGCAAGTAATGTTTCTGGAGAAATATTATATTGCATGATTAAATGTGGATATAGACTATCTAAATCAAAACTAGCAACCCACTCATACATTCCAGGAATAGGTTCTTTCACATAAGCGCCTATATAAGGTCTATCTTTTATTGAATTCTTTTTAGGAGGAAGTTGTACACCCTTATTTCTTAATTCATTATAAATCAAAGTATCCCACATTCTAACTTGGGTATAAACATCTGTATAATTTACTTTAGCATCATATGCTAATACAGTAGCCATTTCGATTAGTTTCATTTTATCTTCTAATCGATTCACAAGCTCCACATCTTTTATATTATATTCTATAAATTTCTGATAGTCTTCTTTCCAAAGATTATGTAATGAACCATATTCAGAATAATCTATTTTTCGTTCATTTAATTCAACATGAGCAATATGATCTAATCTATATGATTCTTGATTTTTATAAGTAAATTTTCGATATAAGTCCAAATAATCAAGAGTACCAACACCCATAAGCTCATATGATTGTTGTTGTTTTGCGCCTCCAAAGGCCGTTATAGTTCTCTCACTTACAAACTGCCAAGGCGACAAATCATAATAAAATGGTTCATCAAATAATAAATTCATTCTATTCACAAGATATGGTATATCAAAAAACTTAATATTCCAACCAGTAACAATGTCTATATCTTGTTTAGACCAAAATGAAATGAATTCTTGAAGTAAATGTAATTCATTTTCACATTCAAAATATTTAACACCACTTCTATGAATTTTATACTCACCACAACCAAAAACATAATATGTTCCTTTAAGAGAAACAGTAATTGCAGTAACAGGTTCTGGCGCAGTTTCGGGATTAGGAAATCCATTTTCTGAACCAGTTTCAATATCAATATTTGCAATTATTATTTTGCTTAAATCATATACAATTTGATCAGGAAAATTATCTGTAATAAAAGTATAATGATAATTGGTATTTCCATAAATTTGAAAATTATCAATACCTTCATATTTTTTTATAAAATCTCTAGTTTGTCTAATATTGCCACATTCAACAGGAGCAAGATAGTTTCCTTCAAGAGTTTTATATTCTGTGGGTTTTGGTGAGTTAATGAATAAGGTTGGATTATAGTCTAATTTTTTTTTGAAGTGAATACCGTTAGAATCTATTCCTCTGTAATAGATTTTACCACCCCAATTTTGAACGTTTGTATAAAAAGTCATTTAGTGAATTTATTTTGCCAGGTTTTATCGTAATTGCTCTCCAAGTTATCTAAATTAGTATAGCACAATAAGATGTGTTTGTCAATCCATGTCTTTTTATCAGCAAAGACATGAAGTCCAAACAATAATTGTAAATAACATTTCCAGAAAAATGCTTTTAAGGCTTCCATGGCAAATACTTGCCCTTTGTGTTTTTATTAATTATTATAGAACTTTTGCGACCTGTTCCACCAGCTTTATAAGAACAATGAACCCAACCACTATTGGGATCACCTTTTGGATCAAAATATTCTAAAATAAGCTGATCATAATCAAGATTATTATAAACCCATTTTGCTAAATCATGATTAGACACACCATTAATTTCAAAATCCGCGGCCTCCCCTTTTGCATGTTGAGATTTTGCGGAACTTCCTACTGCTAAACACAATTCAACTGATCTGTATCCAGAATTAATTCTTACTACTTTTCCAAAATGATTTCTTACGGGTTGCAAAATATTATTACAAACATTTGTCAAATTTATTGCTTCTTCTAAACCAGGGGTGTTGTCTATATTTTTTCTAATGGCTGTATCTGAAAAGGTCATTTCTTTGAAGGAGAAATTTTTGGTAAGTTTCATTGTATTTAATCCTATAAAAAAAGGAGGCCACAATCATGGCCCCCTCTATCGTTAATTTAGTTGTAATTGTTTATACAACTTTGTGATCAACTACTTTCAAACCATCATCAACAATTTCAATTTTACGAGGTCTTTTTTCCTCGGGTATAACCCGCTCTAGCTTAATTTGAAGCAGGCCATTAAATAACTCTGCACCCGTTATAATGACATCATCAGCGAGATTAAATTTCCGGGTAAAGACTCGTTTGGCGATTCCATGATGTAGGTAGCTTTCATCACTTTCATCTGTTTTTGGCACGGATTTTACTGTAAGTGTGCCCTCTGTTAGTTCTAAGTCTAGGTCGTCTTTCGTAAATCCTGCTAAGGCAAGTTCGATTACATAGTCGTAATCATTCACTTTCCGGATGTTATAGGGCGGATAAGTGCCCGAACCTCCCGAATTATAAGCATCATCAAATAGACGATTAAAAAAAGAGTCAAACCCTACTGATGTTGAAAGTTGGCGATTGAGGTCTTCTATAGTTTTTGGTACTAGATACATATTGTCTCCTATATTAGCGAGATTAATTATATTCCTCCGCATAAGCCAGAGGATGTTGCTACATGCAACGGATGAGATGCATTTGCACTCTCATAAGATCTATTATACTCTTATATATATGATTTGTCAAGGGCCATCTGCCCATAAATCTTTTCTAGTTTTTCTGATGTATCGTATTTGAATTCTTCATATTTTCCATCTTTTTCAACCCAATGATAAAAAGAATATAATGTATTAGAAATTGTTGGAAAAATTCTACAATGTTCTTTTCCAATACCCTCATAGCAAATACTTGTTCCTGTTTGTGTTATAAACTCATCTTCTAAAATGAATATTTTCCATGGTTTACCATAATGACAATGAGATACAGTAATTTCACATGCATCCCTGTCTTTATGAACATTTAATTTACTTCCTGGAAAATACATTCTTGTAAAACAAAAAGAAGGTATTATTTCTTTATTTAAAATTTTTGAAACAAGAGGTGTAATTTTTAAATGAAAAATCATCGACAGAAACGGACAATAAAAATCATATCCTTCATAACCCAGTCTTCCATTCCGAAATGGAAAACTTTTTAAAGATGATGCTTTTACAAGAGCATGATCAACTTTTTGAGAAAAATAAGTATAAATTAAATCATCATCTATTATTCCTTTTAAATCAATAATCATTGTCCCGTAGATCCGAATCCACCATCTCTATCTGTTTTTTGTTTTGGTCGGACAGATAAAATATCAATCTCAAAATTTTCTGTTCTACGCAATTCTGCCTGTACAATTCTATCACCATGATCAATTTGAATAGAAGTTTCTGATACATTTCTCATGATACAATTACATTCTTCTACATAATCTTCATCAATAATCCCCGCATTATTTGCAGTAATTAAGCCTTTTTTCAACGCAT